AATACTGGTTACACCTGCAAAGTTAAAGTTTACAAGCCTTTTAATTAATTGTTCGTTCACCACTGTTTCTTCTAAATCTTGTCTTAGTTTTTCTAACACAAAAATAAATACATCGAAATGGACTTTGGCTTGAGAGTAAGCTCCAAATTGTCCTTCTGCTACTAACCTATCGGGTATTAAAATACTACGAGATATTGCTCTATCATAATAGCCAATGCTTTCTTTAAAATCTTGTGTTGAGTTTCTCTTTGGCTCTAAAAATTCAATATCAAACTCATCTATTCTGTGAGTTATCGAAGTTTTAGCTGTTAGATTGTCTAAAATATTTCTAAGATTCGTTCTGCTTGTAGGGTCATTGGAACGGTATTTACCTAGAACGGTTGGATTTGCAAATCGTTCTAAATAAATATTCCAAAACTTTATTATTGTATCTTTTGACCACCAACCTCTATATGCTGGTCTTAAATCAGATGTTCCATACCAATTGCCAAACTCTTTTTGATAACTAAATATTAAAAACTTGCTTACTGGTAGGTCTCTTTCTTCTCCGTCTATAACATTTATCAAACCTCGTTTAGTCAAATTGTCATATCTATCAACTTTAAAGCTATAATTGTGTGGTCTTTTAGTCTTTAGGTTTTTAAGACCGAATTTACCCTTAAATTTACCTTCGGTATATTGCAAATAGTTAATCTCTGTCACGGAAAAGCCATAATCTAATGCTGTCATAATTTGATAGAGTGCATCATTCATTGAGCCTTCCATTAGGTTTAGTGTATAGGTTATAAAATCAGCTATCTCTACATCTTGTGCGTCCCCAGAAGCAGGGATAATTTTAAAGTTAGGAGCAAGTGTAGCAAACTTTTTGAGTGTTAAACTAGCTTTAACCATATCGTCAACACGCATTTGGTCATATATTTGCATACCTTTTCTAGCGATTAGACTATCAGGATTATATGGTAACAAGTTGTATTTACCATAGAGCTGTGATTGTGTAGATGCCAACTCACTCATTCTAGGTTTTGGAGTTTTGGGTTGGACTTGCTGAAAAAGTTTTGTGATATTGTCTACGATTGCCATGTTCTTTTAATAATAAGCTAAATAATAAGAAAGTTCAATCAGAATACCATATCGGTAGTCTGTCTGTCTCCAAATATTTCAGGAGGTGTATTGTCCATGCCATATTCAAATGGAATTTCCACACACCCATACCTTAAAGCATCGACAGGGTGGTCAAAACCTGTTGTATCATAGGTCTCTATGTTTCGCTTATCAACCATTATTTGCTGTAAAGCCTTAAAGGTGAATGGGCAATCTTCTGTAATATACAAGGTTGGTTTAGTTGTGAAATCCGATTCGTTAAGCCTCATGTGGATTTGTTGTGTTCCATAAATTCTATCATTGTTAGCTCTGTGCATAGTCAAACCTTCTAATTCAAATATTTCAGCTATTGATTCTCCCGTGTTTTGTCTCGACCACATTGAAGGGTCAGCAGGACAATACATTGGAACAATATTGTTTGCTTTTTCCATATCTCTTATTGTTTTTGCTACTTCGTTTGCTGGCATTTGTAACCCCTTATTTGTCCCATCTAGTGTTCCCACGTATTCTTTAAAACATATCATCTTTTTGTCCTCAGTATAAGCAAGCCATATTGTTGCGAATGGAGCAGAAAACCCATAATCAAAAGCTCTAATAATTACATCGTTAAGTTTAGGTGTATAGGTAGGTATCAAGTGGGCTTTTTCGTTCAACTCAGGAAAGCAAATGCCTTCTATTTTTGTCCAATCTCCATATCGGAGGGCTTGGTAAACTTTGTCTCCTTGCATTTTTAATCGTTGTTCATATTGTTTATCTGCTTCCATCAAATAAGGGTTGTCGTCTAGGGTAGCTGGAATATATAAACGAGACAGTTGGGTTCCTGGGTCTTTATAAATATTGTATGGACCATGGTCTACAAAATGAGTCCTTACCCAGTCCACATGTTTGCCAACTGGTGAGCCAGTACACCTAACTCTTGGAATAAGTCTAGGGTTAGTGCTTCTACATCTTGAATGAAGATATAAATATTGGTCCTTTTCAAAAGAAGTTATCTCGTCAAAAAAAACACCTGCTGAATATTCTTGACCATCATGTTGGTATTTATCTGCTGCTGTTTCCATATGGCTAAAAAAGATTTGACCTCCACTAGGAAACTGCCATTTAGATTTGTGGTCGTTCCACTTTGCTCCTAAACGCCCATAGATATTATATGAATAATCTAAAAGTTGTCTTAATTCTCGGGTAGTTCTACGAAAAACAACAGCTTTGGCATCGGCTTCATTCATTTGCCTGGCTGCGTCAACCAGTAAGACGCTAGACTTCCCACTACCAGCTCCACCAAGATAAGCTACTTCAAATATGCTTCCTGCTTTTAAAAATTCTAATTGTTTTTTGGTAGGCTTCCAAATAACATTAGTGTTCTTTGATGTCTTCGATTGTCGGCTCATAGGCACTTATCTCGGGAACTTCTAAAATGTTTTTTATTGTTTGAGTTTGGTCTACTTCTTGACGAATTACATATCCTTTGCTCTTGCCTTGGGTTTCTAAATAAAACCGAATACTAGGATAGTGTTTTTCTCTAATAAGTTCTAATAATTTTGACTCTGCAAAATCCACAATTTCATCTCTACTGTTATCCAATTTTTCTTTTAATCTAGGGTGGCGTTCCAACCTATTGTAAAAGGTTTGACGAGAGATACCTGCTGATTTACATATTTGGGTTACAAAGCCTTTGTGTTCGACAATGAGTTTTTCCAAGATACTATTTGAGACTTTCATATAAATATGGTAAGGGGAAGAAATCTTTTGTCAAGTCTTCACAAAATAGGCTTCGTCATTTTCTATAATATGTTTATATCCAACATGCTGCATTATGTTTGTTAGGCGATGGTTTGGAACTGACTGATTCGATAAATTGATATATCTGCGTATTTTTTTCATATCATGGACACTAATTTTGTCGTGACGGTCAATGTATTTTTGCAGTTTTGCTTTGTTTCTTTCTTTTAAACTATAATACATATCATATTTATTAAACTGTTCTTCGAAAATGTAGTTCAATTCTCGACAATATGTATCTATATCAAATTTTTTTGCTCGTCTAATATTGTCTATTCCAAAAACGTGTGCCTGTTGTGGGTCTTTTAGTAGGGCTTTAACCTTCTGTGTTTGCTCTTTTTTTCCTTGAAATAGTTGAGGGTTTCCCTTGCCAAGCAACTCGGGCATAGTGGTAGCATTAGGAACTATTGTTGCTAAACCAAACATCATGCTTTCAAATATAGAAATACAAAAAGTTTCATATTGTGAATTATATGTATTACAATGGCATTTAGATAACACATCATAATATTCGGCTTCGGTTTTTACTTCATAGATTTTAGTGTAGGGTTTTTTGTTAATTGGCGTTATATTGCTTGGTCCAACTGGACACAAAGCCACTTCAAAATCGTAGTTATTGTTTAAAAAATCAAACATGGCAAATGTATCTGCCCAATTCTTATATTGTTGCAACCTATGGTTGTACATAAAAGTGAACTTTTTAAATCGGTTTTTGTTATATGAGTGTTTTTTGTCGTAAAACCCCATATATAAGACTTTAGCTTTTTTTTCTATATCAGGTAGAAAGTTAGGCATGTATTTTTCAACATTTTCTTTAACCATCTTAAAGGTGTATTTAGAGTTATAGATGTTTACATCAGCTAGAACATCTCCAAGAATCTGCCAATAAACATATTGCATTTGATTCTCTAAAGGATAAGGAAGTGAGTCGTGATAAATATAATGGTGCTGGTTTACAATTGGTATAGTGGAAGAAAAATGACTGTCTAAAGATTTAAGTTGTCCTGTAACTTCGGGTATCTGATTATAAATTAAACCGATTCCGTATTGCTCTACAATACGGTTAAAGAAAGCTCCGTCAAAAGTGATATTGTTTATTTTTTTAGCCAACGGAATGACATATGGAATACGGACAACATTAGGGTTTTGAAATAAACCATCTTCGTAATATTTAAAGTGGCGTGCAGGAAAAGGTATTATGAAATATGTATCGGGATATAATTGAGTGAATCTTTCAATAATTTTTTTAATATGAACATAATTAGAGTCTTTGTTAAGATGTTCAACCGACCACATAGGGTTTACTAAAATTATCATTTGTTTTTACTGTAAACCTCTAATAGGGTTTCTATAATCTGGTCATCTGTATCGTATCCTAACTCATATTTAATAGCCTGGATTCTTTTGAAGTGGTCTGCGTATTTTATTACGTCTTCATATAGAAAAACCAATTGTTTAAACCTCTCGTGTTTTTGGTTTGTTTCAGGCTCAATGATTTTAACTTCTGGCTCATTGTCGTCTAAGGTAAATTCTAAATCCCACTTCTCTATATCAAAGCCCGTATCAATAAGTTCTTGCAGTTCTGTTTCAAATAGAAAGGTGTCCCAACCAGCTTTTTCGCCTAACTTATTGTCTAATAACCGATAGGCTTTAATTTTGTCTTTTGGCAAATCTAACACTACACAAGGAACGGTCTTTAGTTTAAGTTGTTGGGCAGCCTTATACCTAGTATGTCCTGCGATAATATTGTTGTCTTTATCAATTAATATAGGATTGGTAAACCCGTATTCTTTAATACTAGAAGCCACATCGTCTACTGGTTGGTTTTTTCTAGGGTTTTTAGCATACGGCTTTAACAATTTAAGTTGTGCCATTGTTATTTTACTCATTTTTTGCTCTTTCCAGTTCTTGTTTTCTTGCTCTAATTACAGCACTTTCTGTTAAAAACAAAAACAAACTATTAAGATTAGAGTGTATTGCGTCTTTAATCGCTTCTTCGGTTGCATGAATAACTGCCGTATCTGCGTTTTTACACTCTTTGTGGTAATGTTTGCCACAGTTTTTTTCTAATATGCCCATTATGTCTTGGGTTAGCTTTTCAACATATTTAGTCATTTTTATAACACCCTCCTTTGCATTGAACTACATAGTCGTCTTTCTCGTGGTCAATATAAAAATTAAAGGGTGAACTACATTTTTTACAAAAATAGAAGTCGTTTTCGTCTATAGTTATGTTTTCTTCTCCTATTGTTAGTTTGATTAAAACTTTCTTTTCAAAACTAAGGGGTCTTTCACTCATTGTCTTCCATTTTGACCAAAAGCCATTTGGCTAAATTGTAAAAAGCCTCCCTCCAAAGTTGGATTTTGTATTTTTGTTGAAACTTGTCAATTCCCATACCGTGATATTCGGTATGTAACAATCTATTTAAAGGAACAACAGTAAAGTGTCTTGTGTTGGGTTTCTTTCTATTGACTTGGATATTGTCTAAATGGTGTAGGTCGCAGCCTTGTTCAAAACTAATACAACATTTTTCGTTACGCATGTATTCGAGATATTCTAAAGAATAGGACTTAACAAGTTCTTCGTTAGGCAAATATATTCTAGCCATTTTCTAAGTCCTTTCTGCGATACGTTACTCCACATATTGTACATCTTTCTAAAATTATTTTGGGAGCATCGCAATTTGACGGGTCAACACATTTGTCATTAGGAGCAAGTCCTTTCATTTCTTTAAGGTTGTTGTCAAAGT